CAAACTAAACTCCTACAAACTTTCCAAACAGAAAAGCTCCTACAAACTTTTCAAAAGCTTGAGGGGTGGCAACAAGCCATCCCCTCTCAAGGTCGCTCATTTCCAGCGATGCTTTTTGTCGTAGCACGAGAGAGCTTCGATCGCTGGCGTTGGCGTTACGTACCAGTCGACGCGGAAGCGTCTTAACTGATTGCAAACGTTCTTCCGCTTCGCCGCTTCTTCTTTCCACTTCGCGATCTCGGCTTCAAGATTTTCAAACTCAGCTTTCAACTTCGCGATCTCGGCTTCAAACTCTTCTTTCAACTTAGCGATCTCGGCTTCCTTCAGCTTCGCCGCTTCTTCAAGTGCCTGACATTTAAGCCGAAGCTCGTCATAATCGTATTTTACCATAGTCACCGTCATCTAAACATTTTCCTTACGCGTTCTTGCGCTTGTTTAGAGTCCATTCGATCGACCTTTTTGGTCTGCGGCGCCCAAGACTCTTCGCTTCGATGCGACTGTCCTTGATCACGTCCCGCGCGTAGCTGACCTAAGTCGTGTTTACGGATACGCTTTACGATCTCCTCGCCCAGGAAGTCGACTAGCTCTGAGCCGTCAAGAGCGTGGGCTAAACTGTAGAGTTGATTGAAGCGCGATCCATGTACGTGTTCAACCAACTGCTCAGGGGTAACAGTCTCACCGTGCTCCCTAGCTGTGCGCATATAGAGCGCCATTGTGCGCAGAACTTCAGCCGCGCTTTCAGGATCAGCGGAAAGCTGCGTCATCTGCATAGCTTGATGCAGAGTATTAGAGATCTCGCTCTTACGTGACTCTCGCGCCTGATCATAAGCAGTCTTTTCTTTACTTTTCTTGTCGTTCTCGTCGCGATCCTGATACGCCTTGAGACGCTCTTCCAGCTCACTCAACTTGGTATCTTTGGGATCATCAGGACTGAGTTCTTGTTGAAGGCGCTTCGATAACCACTTTTCGGCCAGCGCTTGACGATCAAATTTTAGGTTTGGGTTATCGAAGACGGACGATGGGTCCTCTTGGAGTAGGCGCGTAAACTCCTCGACCTGTTTCTTAGCCTGAGAGACCTCACGGAACTTGGCGTCCGCTCCCTTCCACTTGGAGTAGTCACGGCGGATGTCTTCGTCACTGAGCGAGACCTCTTCGTCGCCTAGCTTGAACTTGCGGTAAGCGGGCGCTTTTACCTTGGGGCGGGACGGAGCTTCAGTCTCTACTACCTCGTTGCTTTCTTGCGGATCATTCGATCCGGTTGAGGGTGCGGGTGCGGGGGTTGATTCTTCTGACATTAGAATTCCTCTTCTTTCTGTTTCAATGGTTCGAACCAATCTTCCAGTTCACGCAGGTCTTCGACGCTGAAACGAACTTCAACGTCACCTAGCGCGAACTTCCTGTGCGCGGGTGTCATTAGAATTCCTCTTCTTGTTGTTGTGGAAGGGACGCCAACGCTTGTTGGTACGCCTGTTGCGTCTGAGCCGGCGCTTCAGCGGGCAGTGATGGCATTCGCGCGCCGTCTATAGTGGGCATAGGAGGAGCTGGGGGAGCTGCGCCTAACGGAGCTGGGAGAGGTTGACCCGAGATGATCGCAGCTAGATCAGGGGGGACTAGACGCAGCTCCCGGATATGCGCTTGAACGTGCGTCATAAACGCTTCGAACACTAGTGGGTCCTCACGCGCTTCGGGACTCGACATGATTGCCTTGTGATCGACTACGTGCTCAGCGTGGTTATCCGTGAGCAGGACTGGAGGTACCTCGCCTTTACGGATCATCTCGTTCTCTTCCCTGATCAATAGGGCATCCGAGAAGCGGTCCTCGGTCACAGCGTCGATCTCCCCCGTTCGCAGGAACGAAATTACCTGTTTCGGATCCTTTATTACACCGTACTGCATCCAGCCAGAGAGCAAGTCCATACGACCTGCGTAGGACTGAGTCAGAGGATTTGCCAGGTCAACCGCGATCCGCTCAATATCGAGTAGGTCTTTAGCTTTGAACTTTTTGACCATGCCTCTCCGGGAGCTGCCCACTATGTAGGCAGTCATGTCTTCGGTAGCGAATTGTTTAATATTATCAATTAACTGAGATCCAACGTCAGCGGCGATCCGGGCGTAGGACTTTTGAAGATTGCTCACGTACTGAATCGCTTGGGCGAGGATCACGGCCAAACTAGTTCCCGACTTCAGCGAAGACGACGGATTACCTCTAGCAACGTCGTTTACCCCTGATAGAAGTCCTTGGTGGGAGGAGAGCATTTCAATCAACTTAAAAGCTTCGTTACTAGATCCAGTCAGGTTCAACGGTTGTGGTGGGGTAGCGCTGGTTACGAGGATCTGGCCATCGGCTAGACGGGACGTAGCGAGGTTCGGGTCAGCACTCCATATCAATTGAAGAGAGTTGTTTAGATTGTTCGTCACAACGGCGCTAAACAGAGCGTCAAGCGCCTGTTGGAGCGGCAGCAAGTCTACTGCGGGGGAGTCACCCCACACCTCCTGGAGCACGTCGCCAGCGGTGATCTTAAAGCAGGGGACCTTGGTGTATCCCAACTCCTTGTCTACAAGGACTTGGTTGCCCATGATCTCTACGAGTCGTCCTTTAAGAAGGACGGGCGTTCGCGAATGCATGAGCACGTACTTGTACGCGTAATCCTCGTCTTCACGGCCGGTCAGACCCTCACGGCGGTAATTCATATCGTAAAGGTCAGGTGAGATAGACGTCTTTAAGATCTCGTCGGCGAAGTCGGGATGAAGAGCAGCTTCTACGTACTTGTTTACCTTCTTCCTGATGATTACCCACGGCGTTTTCGGATCGGTCTTACTATGCGCAACGTCGTAGGGACCGTAAGTTTCGAACTTTTGATCACCGCTCCTGATCACCCTCCCGCCATCAACGGTCAGCTCGTAACCCTCTGCCAAGTCCCAAGGCGCGGAGATCCAGTATTCAAGTTGAATCAGCGCACCAAGCACTGCTTCCGACAGAACGGCATGCAGATTTTTCTCGTCTCCGTAGTATTCACATATGCCACGGGCGAGGTCGCTCGTGATTTGGGATTTAGCGTCGCTGTTCTTAGATCTTGGTTGGAACGAGAGCTTATTTTCCGTGACCAGGATATGTAGACGTCGAACTAAGCTTTTGAAATGGTTAATCGAGGCTTGTGCCACGCCTTCTTGGTTTCGCGTAACGGCCAACGTACCAGCTTGGTCCAAGCCGTAAAACGCTCTGTAGCACGCTGCGATTCGCTCCGCATAGCCTGTATCCCGTAACCATTGTTTGTAGGATTCGTACTGACCGAGGATCTGCGGCGCGATCTGGTCAATGGGGAGTGACGCCCAATACTTACTTTTATCGTGCATATGATAGTCCTTTTAGTCCTTTAATATGGGGTGGATCAACCTGACGTGTGAAGACGTCTTCGGATCTTGGTTTAGGTTTGAGGTCGGTCAGGCGATCGACGCCACGTAGGCCGTAAATCGCAGCGGCTACAGAGTCGCAGTGCCCGAGAGCGTCCGACCTCTCGTAGTCAGAGCGTTGTCGGTTTAGAAGACCATTTGCCAACGTTTGAATGAGAAGCTGACACCGTGGGTCTATCGAGACTTGGTCGTTATGGAAGGCGCTGGCGAGGAGTAGCAGACCTGCGCTGAAGTCGTCCTTCTGCGGAGGTAGTGCGGCCAAGCCTAACGAGGAAAGGTCTACCAGCGTTTGGCCAGACGCGTCTAGCACCAGCGTCCGGCCAGGGAACTTGAACTTGATGGCTTGTGCGATTTTGGCGGTGGGTGTTCCCGAGTTGAATATCAACTCATCCCGGAACAGCACGCGTTGTGTGGAGTGATCCCAACCAACTTCTAGGATGGCGGTCTTGTCGCGTACTCCACCTGCGTCACCAAACAATCCCCATTTTACGTGGTCAACGGTCACCGACGCTATATGTCGATCAGAGAACTGCGGACAGATGGAACGGGTTTCGTCCACTAGCAGCCTGCAAAAGAACTCTCGCTGCGCGGTGGAACAGAATTCTCCGCCTACCTCGTCTAGCAAGCGCTTCCGCTCAGCGGGTAGAAGATCAGAGATATCGTCGATGGTTAAACATAGGTAATACGCGTTTTCTTTCGTTTGCGCCTTGGGGATAAGGACGGAGGAGAAATGGTGATCAGGGGATTCTGGTGGTGTCGATATGAAGACCACTTTGATTCGGGCTTGTTTAGCGGTCGCAGGCACAATGACTGATTCGTAGACGTGTTTTAGGTTAGAGACGTAACCAGCTTCGTCTACTACGATAATCCCGATCGCGTTACCACGGAGACCGTTGGGGTTCTTATCTAAACCCACGAGCTTGATCTCGGACCCGTTGGCGAAGGTGTAAGTCTTACGCGAGCGAATGTACGTTGGTCGGAGGTGATCGGGTGCGTCTTCAAGTAGCTGCGCGAACGCTGGCACTACGAACTCCTCCAGGTCAGTGGCAAACGCACACCCAAACCGGATCTTGGTCTTAGACCTCAGCGCTTGCTCTAAGGAGTAAACAGCGAGGGTGTAGGTTTTCCCCCAGCGGCGGGATATATTGCCTACGACCAACTGCTTTTCAGGCCGCTCCAACTCGACTTTAAGCGCGCGCTGTTCAGGGCGGAGCTTCCAACTCAGCTCTCCTCGGGTCCATAACGCTGCGATAGCGGCTTCTTTGGTAATCTTCATTTACGTCTGTTGCGGATACGGATACGGATTTGTGAGGTGATGCAGCTTAACGTCCAGCTCACGACGGATAGGGTTTGTAGGATGAGCACTACGATAAGGGGTGCGTAATCCAGGTCAGCCAGCCAGCTTGAGCAGCGTTTCAGTAGGCGCGGCCAACGCGGGTGACGCTTTCTCTTCCTTTACATCAACCACTTGTTCAACTTCCTTCACTTGCGGGAAGAGGTAGCGGAAGACGAAGGCTAACCTTGTAAACAATTCGGTTTGATCCTTGGTGGAGCGTAGGACTTTGATCATTTCGGCGGCAGGGTCGTAGCCATTTTTTTCGAAAGCTTCGCGCAAGCTCCAGGTCGCGCGGTTAGGCGTTCCCTTCTTTCTTCCCCGGTTTTGCTTCCGCTTTTCGCCTTCTACTTTTATCTTCAACGTCATCTCGTTAAATTCCTCATCGATTGGACCGTAGTCAAAGCCTTTAGCTCGCGCTCGACCTCGGTCATTCGGTTGACGATCGCCAGCTCAGCCTTCGCACCGGAGCGGGTGAACGCCTTCTTCGCGTTGTAGTTTAGGAGAGCAAGCAACAGAGCGGCCAACGCGGGTGGTGCGACAGGTGCGAGGGCTAACTTGGCGATGGCCACAATCAGGACCAACGAGGATAGCGAAACTGTTCCATCCGCGTCTAGGATACGCAGTTGAACTAAAACGCGGGTAAGAGCGGCTCTCATTGGCGTACAACGTCGCCTGGTTTAAGAGTCCGCTCCCATAGCTTAGAGGCGCAGTTACCAACCGCTTGGGCTTGGGAGTCTGGTGCCCGGGACACCGTTCGTACCGCTTGGATTTCGCCGTTTAGGATCTCTACCTCTAGGGCTTCGTAGAGCAGGTGCTCGCATTTGATCACCGCGTAAAACGAGCCCGTGACCTGCTGTTGCTTTTTCTTAGACATTTTTACGACCTTGTAGGGTACCCAGGGTGGGTACCCCATTGAATCTAGGTCAATAGACTAGCTGCCTTCTTCCTTGAT